CCGTCATGAACGGCACCGAGAACCAAGGAGGACCGCGTTATGATCTTCGCCGGGGCATTCAGGCAGTGGCTCTTTAGCTGGCTGGGACTCTAATCATGGGATGCGTGGTACGACAACCCGGAACGATCAGCGAGGATCTTCGCGGCTCTGGAGATAGCGCAACTCATGGGCGATAAACTTTTAAAACTCACACCCAAGAAGCAGGAGTTTGTGCGGCAGTATCTCATCGACCTGAACGGCACACAGGCCGCGATACGGGCAGGGTACAGCGAGAAAACCGCCAATGAGCAAGCATCGAGGCTGTTATCCACTGTTAAAATTCAAGAAGCCCTCGTAGAGCTCCGTGAAGAATTAACCAAAAAAGGCAAAATCGCTAGTGTTGACGAGGTATTAGAGAGTTACACAAAAAGCCTGCGGTTCGATCCAAGGAAGCTTTACGACGATACCGGCACACCCCTTTCACCTCATGAACTTGACGACGACACCGCAATGGCCCTCGCTGGCATGGATGTAACGGAGAAGATAATCGAGACGGCAACCAAAGAGGGGTCAAACACCACATCCTTCAGGAATACCAAGTATAAATACCCGGACAAGAAGGGCATCCTGGACAGTCTTGCGAGGATACACGGTCTTTTCAACGACAAACTCAATGTGAGCGGCGACAAAGATGAGCCAATCTGCATCAACATCACCCTCAACCGCTCCTAAAACTCCTGATTTCGACCGGGAGTTGGCCTCCTTCACATCCCGGCAGATGGAGGCGATACGTCACCTTGACTCCGGCAAGATCAAATTTCTCCTGTACGGCGGCGCATTAGGTGGGGGAAAGTCCTACTTCCTCCGCTGGTACGGTGTTCGCAGGCTCATGGTGCTGTTCATGCACTTCGGGATTAAGCAGGCCGTTGGAATGCTGGCCTGTGAAGATTACCCCTCCCTGAAAGACCGGCAGTTATCGAAGATATCCCGCGAGTTTCCTGCCTGGATGGGCAAGATGCACCAGGATCACAGGGACTATGGCCGGTGCTTCATCCTTCACGAGAAATGGGGAGGCGGGGTGTTGTGCTTCAGGAACCTCGACGACCCGAGCAAGTACGCATCGGCAGAGTTTGCCTTCATTCTTGTGGATGAGCTTACCAAGAACTCCTACGATGTGTTCACCTTCCTCCGCACACGGCTTCGGTGGAAGGGTCTTACGGACGTTGAATGCCAACTCATCGGGGCCACGAACCCCGGCAGCGTGGGCCATGGGTGGGTTAAGCAGTTATGGATGGACAAACTGTTCGGGGATGAGTGGATTTACCCGTTTGATTACCGCTCACAGTTCGCCTATGTGCCGTCCCTGGCCGATGATAACCCGCACCTCGACGCATCCTATTGGGCCATGCTCGAAACCCTGCCCGAGAATCTACGCAAGGCATTCCGTCATGGCGATTGGAACATATTCGTAGGTCAGGCGTTCCCCGAGTTCTCCCGTGAAACCCATGTAATCAAGCCCATCCCGGTCCCAGACAATGCCCCGCTCTACATGACCTATGATTGGGGCTTCGGGAAGCCTTTCAGTATCGGCTGGTGGTGGGTGGACGCAGACGGGAGGATATACCGCTTCGCCGAGTGGTACGGGTGGAACGGTTCGGCTGACACGGGAATGAGGATACCCGATTCGGACGTTGCCATAGGCGTGAAGGAGCGAGAGGAGGCCCTTGGCATAACCGGCAAGAAGATCATTCGCCTGTGCGACCCGACGTGCTTCAATAAAAAGCCCGACTACAAAGGCGGGGGCCAGGGTCCGAGCACCGCCGAAGAGTTTTCCAAGTTCGGCATATTCCTGTCTCCCGGCGACGCAGACCGCAAACTCAAGATTCGCCAGTTCAGGGAGAGGCTGAAGCCGCGCAAAGAGGACGGCGGCAGGCCCATGATGTACGTCTACGACACCTGTACGCAGTTCATCAGGACGATTCCCAACCTCATCATGGATGAGAACAACGTGGAGGATGTGGACACCAAGGGCGAGGATCACCAGTTTGACGAAGCCTGCCACATCTGCATGGCACGGCCCATCTCGATGACTCTCTCTGGCATACGTCCCTCCATGTACGACCGCCGCCTCGACGAGCTTGAGAAAACCCACCGCGACACCTGGGAGGATGCCCTGATCGCTGAAGAGAGGGCAATCCAGAAAGAGCTTGGCCTCGACCCGCTCCCGGCAGAGATGCCCGTGGAGGACCGGGGATGCATGGAACCAATTTCGACCACATGGTGAAAGGAGAAATATAATGTTCATGATCACCCTCTATCCGCACGACATCATGCTCGTTGTTATAGGGATAGCCATCGGCCTTGCCTTGCTCAAGATCGGGCAGGGCAGGCCCATTCCGCCCAAGATACCCACACTCAAAAAGGAAAAGGACAAGCCGGAAGATCACCCATTGGATAACGACCTCTTGCGGTGCCAGTACGACGAGACAGAGGAACAGATGCTCCGTGAGGGCAGAATTGAGACGAGGGCATAATGTATCGAAGCGAATCCTACCTTGCATTCATCAGAACCAAGCCCTGCCTCGTCTGTGGCCGTAGAAGCGTTGCCCATCACGAAAAACTGAAACAGGGCGGCATGGGGATAAAACCCCCGGACAATCAGGCCGTCCCGCTGTGTGTTGAGTGCCATGAGGACCAGGAGCATGAAGGATCACCTGTATTTTGGGACCGCAGAAATATCGACGTAAAGATGCAGATTATCAAGTTTAACACTGAATACATTGGCATGGTCGAAGGTAAATACGATCTCGGAGAATAGCATGGACCACATCTGCACAAAAGAAGCGGAAATCGCCACGTTGAAGGCGCACCTGGAGACATCGGTTGAAGTCCGAAGGAATCAATACGAAGACCTTAAAGGCGAACTCAAGACCGTTCTCGTCATTCTCCGGGGCGATGGCAACGGGACCAAGGGCATCATGACGAGGCTTGGCAAGATCGAGGACATGCTGATGAGTCCTGTTCCTGCGGCACCTGAAGCGACGAAAGAGGCAGAAGATAAGCCCGACAACTGCCTGTACCTCAATGTCGGGAAGATGAGGTTCAAGATCCCCATGTCGAGGAGTGCCCTTAAAATCCTCGGGTGTGGCGCGGTCATAATCCTCATGCTCACCGGACAGATCAACATCAACTCCCCCCTGGCGCAAGACCTGATAGGCGGGGTTATCAAGCTGATTGGAGGCTGAAATGCTCGTAAAGTTACTTTGTTGCGTATGCCGCACCCCTCTGGGCCGCATCGACACGGATACCATTCATACCCCGTACACCACTGACCAGTTCAAGCCCCTGAGCGCGGGAGCCATTCAGCCGTTTCCTGATGTACTCTCCTCTCCCCTCGATTGGTGGTGTCCTCAGTGCCTCAAGAGACCCATCGAAAATGAGCCTGAGATGCCATTGCAGGAGCCCCCGCAGACCGAAGAAGCCAAGCCAACCAGTGCGCCGGAGTTCACCTGCGACATCTGCGGAAAGACCTTCACAAGAAGGATTGCACTCACCGGACACAAGAGGAGCCATAAATGACCGAAGCGAAGTCCACCATCATAAAGAAATCAAGCGCACTCATCCCGCAGGGCAAGGCCGCTGGGCCTGCCGTGTTCGACATCGTGGAGAAGATCATCAAGGACAAGGACGACAAGGGCCTGTCCTACTGGTGGAAGCGGTGCTACGAGCTGGTGAGAAACAAGTTCTGGAAGCAGAGCAGCGACCAGTACGTCCTGACCACGGCCAACCTGATATATACCCACTTCACCAGGGTAGTGAACCAGCTTACCGACCATGAGCCCACGTTCAATGTGGTTCCCATCGGTGACGGGGTGGACGAGCAGGCTATCGACAAGTACGACATCCTGATCAAGGTCATTGACTACTGGTGGAGGGAGACGGAGCAGCAGGACACCTATGACGACACGGTGAGGAATGGCGAGACATACGGGACACCCATCGAGAAGTATGTGTTCAACATGGACCTTGCAGAAGGGCTTGGTGACGTAGAAGTGATCCCGGTTGACCCGTTCCATTTCGGTTTCTGGCCGCTGGATGCGAAGAAGCCCTCGAAGTGTCAGATGATGGTGCATTACCGGCCCATGCAGGTATCCGAGGTCAGAAGGATCTGGGGTGATGCGGCTGACGAGGTGATAGCCGACAAGAAACTGATTGACAAGATGGGTGAGGAGCGCCGGTCTGTCAGTCCG